TGATACAGTAGCCACAATTTGCTCATAATTTACCTCTCTGCCTTGGTACTCGTTGCTCATAAAAATTCTCTCCCTCCAGGCGAACAGGAAACTCCATCCCCTGGCAATACAGCGAGTTGTCCCTCACAATCACATCCGCGATCTCGCCGTCATCCAACTCAACCCTCACCAACCTGGGGTTAAGGTAGTTTTTCCTCCAAAACGCCAGCCGGTCCCTAGTAGGTCTCTTCTTCTTCGCCGTCATCCTCGTCTAATCCATGCATTTCGCACAAAAGCCCGAACTTGATGCTCTCCAATACTCCCAGAATGCCCAAGAAACTGAGGTCCAGCTCCTCTCGGCCCCAATTGAGAGCGGATTCTAGCTTTTCCTCTAGGATATGGAGCTGTTCTGCCTCGTTCATGCTCTTTTTGGGCGAAAAATCTATATCGCATAACCCGTTGCCAACTGACCGGAATAGCCCATTTTGACCCCCTCCCCCCCTCTTTTTGCGTCATCCTCACGCATATGATCAAAACAGGCCAAAATAGGCGTATTTTCACCCAAGTGTGAGCTATTTGCGTACCTGGATGCGTACCTGGGGAGTCTAGCCATCGATTTGCTTGGTTTCATCATCCTGTTGGACATCAATGACTTGAGTTGCTTGTTTCATGTCCTTAAATGAACCTAAGAGCGATTGATGGGTGATTGTATGCTCATGGGTTACTTTATTTGTGGGCATGGTGTTGGTTAGTTCCTGAATCTTTGTCAGGATTATGCCGAGGCTCAACGCCTTACTCTGCCAGGGTATGTTCTCATGGCCCTCTACCAGAGACTGAGCGAGCCCTTCGCTAGCTTCACTAAGAGCTTTAACCGTTCTCCTCTTCCAATTGGGTAGCTCATCCCTGTGATCTTCTCGGATTAGCTGGACGGTACTCGGTGCGACTCCCATATCGCTGGCCAATTGCACCATGCCTTTCCCTCGCTTGAGCCCGTCCACGATAGCCTTGTACTTGGCAGGGTCTCGGTTAATGAGGTGGTTCTTCGATACCTTCTTGGGGTCAGGTGCTGGCATACTTGGCTCGCCTTGCGCGATTGCTCATCGACTTCAGGTAGGATTTTAGCTGGTCCTTTTCTGTCCTCAATAGTCTTTTTTTTGCTCTCTCAGCCTCAGCTTTCTTTCTGGCTCTGTAAGAGGATAAGCTCGGATTGTTAGCCCAGACGGGATCATCACCTACCGACCAATCGACCACATCTAGGATGGCTGGGTGGATGTAGTCCTTCGGCCCCACTTCATGGACGATCTTGCCGCCGAATTTCTCACATAACGCTTGACAGAACTTGTCCATGTCTCCTTATAATTCCTTACCTCTCTTAACCTAGCTTAAACCTAGGTATACCTAGCTTAACCTATATTTATTATCCTAGAGGATTACCTAGGATAGCCTAGGTATACCTAGCGTAATTCTCCTCCGCAGTCCCTGTGTTGCCCAGTTCATACCGGAGGAAGGCGGTGTCTCGCGTTGTTGCGAGGTTGTCCCGCCCAAATTCACTCGTCTATCTCACCTTCAAGGATCTTGGCGGGGATGGCGCTCAGTAATCCGGCGGTTTCCTCCTCAAGCCCCTTCATGTCGGTTAGCCAGCTACACTCTAGGACAGACTCGCGTATCCACCAGGCTCTCTCCTTGGTGTACGCCTCCAGGGAAGCGTTGCGGATGATGAGGTTGGTGTTGCCGTCTGCGTCCAATTGCAGAGCCTGGACGAAGGTTCTCCCGTCACTCAAGCTCTGAGTGTAGATCCATGTCCTCGGTGTTATCTCAAGCTCTTTCAAACGCTCATGCTTCGGCCCAGCAGATTCCTGTCGATCCATGCCTTACTTTTACCATGTCACTGGGGAAGCCTCCAGAGGCACATAGCTTGGCGCGAGTCCCTCGCTTGGCAGCTCTGAGATTGAACACGCCATAGTTCTCCTCATCGTCAGGCATCAGCACCATCACTGCTCTGGCCCAGTTGGTGAGCTGGCTAGATCCATTGCCTATGTAGGACCAATCCAGTGCAGTCCTGTTGCCGGTGATTGACTTGCCTGTGTGGTGGATTAGCTGGACAGCTACTCCCGTCTCAAGAGCCAACGCTCGGAGGGGGTTGAGGAACGCCATCACCTGTTGCTGGCTACATACATCACCGTCCAGGTAGGCTTGGACATTATCTATCCAGAGCAGATCTGGCTGCACTGCCTTGACCATGCTCTCGGCATAGGCGAGGAACTTGGTCCCAGTACAGTCAGCCTTACTGACGATGCTCACTCGTTGCTTCAAATCGGGCCACTGAGCGCTTAGATGAGGCAGACCCCTACGAACACCCTGGACAGCCTCTCTAACGTCACCAGCGTCATTCTCCGCTTGAATAATGAGGCTTCTGAGCGGCCTTACCGGAGTCATACCGAACAGGTCAAACCCAGCGGCCCAGGTGAGTGCTGCCTGGAGGGTCAGCGAGCTCTTGCCAACGCCACTCGGACCTACCCAGAGACATGAGCCGGCCTTGCACATCCAGCGGTCACCGATGAGGGTGTCAGGGTCAGGCGTTGACTCGTCCAGGTCGTCCCAGCTCATAATATCCTTCTCAGGGCCGGCCTTGATCACTGAGGCCGAGCCTATGCACCTGAGCAAGTCCTCCATTGTCGCTCCATCCTTGAGCCAATCATTGAGGTCATTGTGCGGGGCCGGAGGCCGAGCGGTGCATACCCTGACATCATCGATGTAGTCACAGCATTGGTGAGCCCACTTCTCGCCGGCTTCATCGTTCTGTAGGAACAGGATCACCGGACCTACCGTCTTGCCTTGCAGCTTGGCGGCATTGGCGGCTCCGCGAGTCACAACGATGCGCTGATGCTCCGGCCAGCCGGCCAGGTCGATGTATGCGAAGGCATCCCACTGGGACTCAAATACGATTGTGCTGGCAGCATCCCTGACAGGTTCGATGATCAGCGGCAGGGCTGGCGTTCCCTTCGGGGAGTACATCCATCGGCCGTCGCTGAATCGTTTATGATAGCCCATCATCTCGCGCCCAGCTTTCACCGGAATAGCGACCTGGCCATCGATGTTAACGAGCAGCCCTCGGTCAGATAGCAGCTCCACCGTCAGGGGCTTGTACCCTCGCCAGAGCGAGATCTCGTCGATCTTCGATTGGTCCAGCTTCTTAACGGTGATTGACTTGGTTGCTTCGCGAGCCCCTACGAGCTCACGGTAGAACTCTATAGCCTGTCGCTTGTCGAAGCCCTTGGCCTCCATGATGAGGCTGATCTCGTCGCCACTCTTGTTCACGCCGTGGTCCTTCCAGAACCATCGGCCGTCATGCTCAAAGATGCCAAAGCTGGGCTTTCGTTCCTCCCGAAACGGTGACCTACATGAGCGCCTTTGAAACTCCTCACCAATGCCTAGGCGGTCCATTAACTGGGGCATAGGGAGCCTGTCCTTCATTTCTTCAATTTCCATGCAACTCTCCTTTCGTTTCTTCAGTTTCCATAATCTTTTTAATAGCCGGCCCTATAGTGTCTGGGATAGCGGACCAGGTACAATACCCCTCTCGCAACCATGCGTGATTGAAGTTGATATACTTAATAAAAGACAGATACTCCCTCACCATCAGCATCGCAATGTAACCGTCTAGCACCTCTTCGCGGATACCTTGCCGGCCTCTGAAGACACGGTGATAATAAATAAGCCAAAACAGGAGCAAAGCATCTTCCTCTCCCTTTTCTTCTGCCTCCCGCAGATGCCTGAGCACATGGTAATCGGTTATGCAACCTGGCCCTCTCCCTGAAATGCACAACTCACTCGTCCCGTCACGGGCGATAGTCCAACACGCCCTCTTGCTGAACTTCGCCCCTTCTTTGACGATGGCCTTAGTTGAATCAACCTCGCGAAGTATTGTTCTTGGGTTGGGCAGTCGCTCTCCCAGGGCTCGGCACTCAATGCTGTGCCATACAAGACCTTTCTTGTAGATGCCCCACAAAGGCGTCAACGATGCCGCCTCTTCTAATTCTTCCCGAATGGGTTCGATGAACAGTTCCTTGGCCACGGTGAGGTCCATAACTTGTTTTATTTCCATATCACTTGTTTCTTTCCTAAAATCGCCTGTTCCGCGAATTCTCTCACTAAGTTTGGGTCTTGCTCTGGTGCTAAAGCTTCCAACAACATTTCTAAACCTCCCTCATGCATGAATTGCCATGAGGTGCGGATCTCAACTCGGTTGCAACCGAGCATGGCTTTATAAGCCACTGACCTTGAGACGCCCTTCGCTGTCAATTTGCGCTCGCACTTGGCAATTGCTGTCTCATTGAACCGGCCCTCAGCGCAAATGAGATTGCGGGTGCGAGACACCACATAGTCCTTGACTGCCCTTCCAACGATGGCAGCCAGAAGTCTGTCCTCAAAAGTGTCATATACTAGAGCACTATCCACCGTGCTGCCTCCTTCGGTATGGAGTAGGCCATGTATGAGTAACCTCGCTCATTGTCACGCACCGACTCTTCGTACCACTGCTCCCTGGTCTGCTTAACGTCGATAAGCGCTGCATGAGTCAGGGGGCCGTTGCACACAAAGTAGAACTTGGGCTGGCAAGCCTGGGAGTCGAACGATTCCTTGGCACAGACTATTATAGTGTCGAAAGGGAAGTCCTCCGCACTGGTGAAGTTGAGGCTGGGCCTATGCTTAACCTCAGTGCGAAAATGGAGGTACATATCGCCGCCATCTTTGTACAGCTCTGGATCTGCTCCTTTAGGAGCCATGAGGCTAGGATTAAGCGAGCACGGCATCCCCATGCTGTTGACATAGTGAGCTACCGCCAGTTTAGCTGCCTCTGATTTATGTAATCTTGCTTCAAAATTATTGCGGTACTCCTCGCGCATGACCTCAACCAATTGACGCGACACTTGGCCTATCAGTAGCCGCTTTAAATTCCACCAGTTCAAATCTCATGCCCCAGTAGGACTAAATTTATATAGCGCACGTTTCTCTCGTAACCTCGGTCTCTGTAAGTAGAGTATCGGTCACACAACGCCTTCAACCTCCGCTGATTTCCTAGCACCCTATAGGTCTCTTGATACTTCGTATCCGGCCCACTAGCACCGCAAGTCTCAGGGACATATGTTTGGTGGTAGACCTTTAACTTCAAACACATCCCAGACTCGTCCTGGTACATCACTCACGTTCCTCCGCTGACAACTTATTTATTTCAAATTCCTCTAAACGCTGAAGCCTTTCTAAGTCACAAAACAATGCCTGTTTCTTTTGCTGTATCAGCTCTAAGGCTGACATTTTATTATCTAACAACATCCTAAGTACTTCAGTATTGGAGCAGTCATTAGTCGCAGCCAACCTTTCCAGTGTATCCAGATGTTTGCGTCCTAATCTGAAATTAATAAGTCTTGTTCTTTCTTTCATAAATCCTCCTCCTTAACCATTCTTGTCACTCACGTTCCTCCATGCCAGCGAGCTGCTGCCGGAGTAACCTTGCCAGGTACACGTTGAGTCGGAGCCCATGACTCCTGGCTAGGCGTTTGATCTTTGAGTGGATGTGGTCTGGAACCATCATCGCACGGTACTTCTTTACTCTTTTATCTGATTTTTGTTTTGTCTTACTCATCTCCTTAAATCCTTCTCCTAAACAGTTAGGGCATCCGTACTTGCCGCAATCGTCGGCAAATTCGTAGCCACAAAATTCACAAGTCATGCTTGTTTAAAATAAGGCCAGCGCGAGGTGTTTCATGCGGCGGCATACTACAGCGCCTGTTGCAGGGTCTCCCTGCACACCATGCCTCACGCTGACCCAACCCTTACCACTATGACTTGGCTAACTTTACCAAGGTCAGCCAATCTTCGGCCAACATTGTAACCGTCCACGGCTTGCGGTCCTTGTGTGCCGCAACTACCGGCAGTTCCTCCTGGCCCTTGTCTCGCCATGCTTGGTCCAATGCCGACCAAATGTTTATGCGTTTCCCGCTCTTCACCTCAAAGTGGAACAGGGATAGCTGCTCGCAAATAACGTCAGGCGAATCCTCGGAGCCTCTGAATTGTTGGCCGCGCCTTGCGTCCTTGAATCCGGCGTCTCGGAGGATGTGAGCCCATGCGAGCTCGTTAGCCTTCCCTTTCCTCTTTGAATTAATGGGCATGACTAGCTCATCTTATCGTAAACGAATTGAGTCAGCTCCAAGTCCTTGTCCAGGTACTTGAGAGCCGCCTCACGGTCAGCCAGCAATAGCTCATGGAACTTCTCGCCGGTCTGACCCTCCTTGCCCGTTGTATGGCCTAGAAATCTGGCCAGACGATCCAAGCTGATGGTGTCCTTCCACTTGCCTAGCCCGAACATTTTCATGGTGTCCACAAACCAACTGTTCCAGTAGTTCCCACTCCTCCAGCCCAGTGGCATGGTCATGCCGTTGGCCCAGAAACGGCGAACAAGAAACGGTAAGTCGAAGTCGTGGATGTTATGGCCAATCCATTGACGGTGATTGCTCACCTGAGCTAGACGTTCTACTCCGGTCAGTATTGCTACCTCAATCTCAGGGAGGTCTTCAAACTCGTCCATGATGTAGTTGACTCCCTTGTAGCGGAACCCGAACGAGACAACCTCGCCTGACACCGGATCTAATGCAGCCTTGTCCCAGAACTCTTGCTCCTTTTTCAAAATGTACGCTTCGATCTTTTCGGGATCGTTGTAGTTGGAGGGAGCTTTGTACTTAGGGACCAAGTGCTGTGCCATGACCGTCTTCTCAGACGGCCCCGTTTCGATGTCAAAGAAGATTGGATCAGAATCGTGCGGATCAAATCCGATGTCCTTGAGCTCTGCAATTTTGATGCTGTTCAAAACGGCGCGTCCTCCTTGCTGCCCTCGCTCTTGGACTTGATGTCGCTATAGTCTAGCGGATCTTTACGCTCGTAATTGCCGGACACCTCAAAGCTGCCTTCTCCAGGGAGGCAAGCAGCTATGTTGACATACTTCTCACCTGGTTTGTTCTTCTTCTTCTTGAGGTTGACCGTGAGCTTGGCCGGCTTGTTGATGAAGTCCTCAAGCATGAGCTTGTCATTGGTTTCCATCTCGCGTCCAAGCCACTCCTCAAGGAACGGCTTTAGCGCTCCCATGCTGTGCAGCGTTAGCGTCATGCTAGTGGACCACACCTGGTAGCGTGAGTCGTCCGGCTCGCCGTCCTTGCGCTTTCGCAACTCGTTCAACTCAAAAACGAATATCACACACTGGCGCGGCTTCTCGTTTTGATACTGTTTAACCACCGGATAGATGGCATCGATACAGATGGCTTCATACGTCCCGCCAGCCAACTCTTCATAGTCGTTGCGTGACCCTTTTGTTTCGTTTGGTACAGTTAGTTCCATTTCAAATAGGTGTTTTACACCCCTCAGTTGTTTGCTGGATTTTCGTTATGTTTGTTTCTCAGCCAGGTGTCCAGCATATCTGGGCAGAAACGTATTAGTCTCGGTCCAAGCTTGATGAACGGGATCTGCTTTAGCTTCACCAGCCTATCAAGTGTCCGAATTCCTACATTCACTCGCTCGGCCGCTTGTGGCCTTTTGAGCAATGCCTTTCCTCCATACTCGTATGGTTCACTCATGTCCAAAACATCATCGCAACGATGGCCAGATAGCCAGCCAACCATAGCGCCGTGTATACATTGTTGGTTCTTATTATTTTATCCATGTCTCAGTTCTCCTTTGGGTGTTTTACACCCCTCAAGAAATCAAGTCGCGAATGTACGCCAGTTAGTAGTCCACGTTCTGACCATAGTGGCACAGCCTTGCCATCACTCTTCAACGCCAAGC